CAGGTCGGTGCTGGTCTCGGTCTCGCTGGTGTACGAAGCGCACCAGCGCAGGCTGTCACCGCTGTAGAAGCGGATCGGCTTGGGCATCTTCACGATCAGGATGCCGTTCCACAGGCCGGCCTCGCCCATGAAGAGCGGGTTGGCGCCGGCTTGCTGCGAGCGCGCCATGGCGTTGGCTTGCAGGCTGCGGAAGTTGGTGCTCTGCACGAACGAGGTGTACTGCTCGCTGGAGACCAGCAGCACGCGCAGCGGTGCGTCGGTGGCGGCCTTGTCGCCTTCGAAGATCACCGGGGGCGGGGGCAGCGGCATCGAGTCGATGTAGGTGCGGATGCCGTCGACCACGTCGGCGTTGAGCACGTCGGTGGTGGCCAAGGTGATCTCGTTGCCGGAGGCCTTGACGGTCTCGATGCCCGAGCCGGTGGACATGAAGTGGCGGTTCTTCGAGGGCGCCTTGATCGGGTTGACCACGATCTCGGTGAACTTCTCGTGGTCGGCCTTGGGGATCGCCCACTCGATGTTGTTGTGGAAGCCACGCGCGCCGGCCAGGTGCACCAGGGACATCTGGTCGCTCAGGCGGTTCATGTAGTCGTCACCCAGGGCGCGGGCCAGCTTGCGCAGCTCGTGCGGGGTGCGCTGCTGGGTCATCGTGTCGCCAGCGCTGATCGGGTAGCGCGCCTGGTTGATGCGCAGCCGGTCTTGGCTGAAGGACATCGAGCGGCCACGGCCCTCGGCCATCTCGCCGCCCATGATGGGCACGCCACCCATGGGGTTGATCAGGTCGAAGGTCACCTCGTCACCGGCCATCTTTTGCAGGTCCATGCAGCGCACGATGGGCATCTGGTTGGACGACTGCTGACGGATCGTTGCCTCGGCCATGGCTTGGGTCGGGAACTTGCCGGTCAGGCGGTTCATGGTGGTGTTGCGCTGCATGTTGGCAGCGAACAGGCCGGCGGACTGCAGGGTGATGGCCTGCGGCGAGCCGTAAGGGATATTGGTAGGCATTTGCGAACTCCTTAAAAGTGGACTGGCCACGCCTCACGGCGTTGCGATTTCTTGTGGGCTCAGAGAACCCGACTCAACATCTCCTGGATCTGCTCCGGGCTCTTGCCCGCAAACTTGCTCATCAGCGAAGCGCCCGACATTTCCAACATCGCGCTCGCCTCGTCGTGGTGAGCGGGGGAGCCGGCCGGGATTTCCGACAGGCTCGTGGGCACGGACGTCTTGGCGTTCGCAATGGCTGCTTGCGCCGCGACTGCCACATCGACCCTGGGGGCCGGTGGGGCAGCGGGTTTCCGGGTTGCATCCTTGAAGGCCGTGAACATCTCGACCACTTGGTTGGCAGTCCCGTGGGTGAGCACCCGCTCGTAACTGTCACGAACGAAGCTCGGCTGCGCCTTCATCCACGCGGCAAGCTCTGCGCTCTCCGCGATGGAATCGGCTTCAGGATGGGCCGCGTAGATGACTGCGAAGTGGGCCTCGCGCGCTCTGGTCGCGGCGTCTTCCTGGATGGGCTTAACCACCTGGGAAAGCTCGCCGCGAAGTGACGCGGTTGCCTGCTCCACACCCATCTGCACCAGCTTCTGGATGCCCTTGGTCAAATCCTCGGCGGAAAAGTCGCCAAAGATCGAAGGGTCCACACCGTTCTCAATCGCAGCAGTGGCGGCCGCCACTGCGCTGTCGGTCGCGGTGGGCGCTGTACCGCTTGCGGCTCGCTGCTCAGCTGCTTGTTGCAGCGCCTGCAGTTGAACCTGTGCGGCCTGGGCGGCTGCCTGCGCAGCTTCCGCTTGGGACTTCCAGTGCTGCTCGCCTTGGCGCGCCTCGACCAGCTTCTCATAGGGGATGGTGTGAACACCGTCCTTGGCCAGCAGCACTTTGGGCGACGCATCGTCGTCTGCGGCTGCTGGCTGATCGCTGGCCTGGCCTGCTTCGGCTGGCTTCTCGGATGCGTTCTCCACCGGGGTGTCCGTCGGCTTGGACTCAGATGCAACGGCGGGCTCGTTGCTTTCCAGCGTGGTGCTGGTATCGCCCTCGGGCAGCATGAGGAGCTGCGCCATCTGTGCTTCAGTCAACTGGCCATCAATCTGGTGGGCCTGATAAAACTCGTGTTGGTTCATGCTTCCCTGCCACATATCGCCGTAGCCGCAAATGGGTTGCTAATCGCAGTTGGGGGGTGTCTCACGACATTCCCCGCCCGCTCCGTCTTTGGGACATGCGCC